TCTCGATATCTGTGTCCATGACAATGAGGTCATTGATCTTTAATGGATATCGGTCTAAGTCGGACAGCTTAGGGTCCAGCATGAACTGCATGGCGAACCCGGATTTCCCGTAGGAGGCTTCACGTTCGGCAAGGTCGATAGCACTGAAGCGAGTTGGTTCGGTAGGTTCCCCGACGAACTCATCATCCACACATGAAGCGGCGATGTTTCCGTTGTAGATCTTTTCGGACTTGGCAGATGTTATCTTCTGGGCGGGCCAGATACGCATCTCGTAGTCACGCTCCAGCATCTTGTTGTAGATACTATCTTCACACTGGGGTGTTCCAAGGAACAGGATACGACTGTTATCCTCCGGCTTAAGGATGGCTTCAAACTCTTTGACTTGCTCGGACAGCTTGTCCCGCATTGACTGTGTTGCCGAGTTGTTAGGAACCTCTACGTCATCTGCAATGATGATATCAGCGCGGGATCCGGTAAGCTGGGATGTTATACCGAGGGACTTTACGGAGGGCGCGTGGGATGCTTGGGCTGGTCCTACATCAAAAGAGATCTTAGAGAAGCGTTGTTTGTCACCCGGCATCAAGTGAGCAAGGACCGGCATCTCATGGATCAACCGGAGTGTGAAGGTAGAGAAGTCATCGGCGCGGTTCTTTGATGCGGAGACCACCAGGATGTTCTTTTGTGGATCAAGAAGAAGTTGATGAACGACAAAGGCAGAACAGATCCATGACTTACCGACACCTCGGAATCCTTGGATAACACCTCGTCGTGGTCCATTTTGCATCCACTCAGCTATTTCATATTGAATAGGAGTAGGTGCAGGAAGGGACAGGTGGTTCCATGTCATCCAAAGGAAGTTACGGAAGTCCTTAAGCTGTGCAGGAAGATCACTCATTCATTAACAACTTTATCAGCAGGATCTTCAAAGGGAAGTAAATTTACAAGTGCTTGCAACGGCGATTCTTGTGTAATACTCGCTGTAATGTTATTGTCCTTAAGTAGTTGTCTAGCAGCGTTTAACAAGGCAGGAGGTGCTTCTCCGTTATTAATTTGATCGATGAACGTATCAATCAGAAGGTCTTGTAATCCTTCCATTTTTATACTTCGTTTCTCGTTAATCATCAGTCGTCGTTAGTTAGTGAATGGTATACTTTAATTAGCATGTAGGTCAGAGTTGCTAGACCTACTGCAATGGCTACAAGGGTGTTCACCTGTTCGAGTGTTATGTTTGCAATCAATCCGGTTATTCCTACTAGGGGTGTGGTGAAGGAGGAGTTCATCGTGGTTAGGCGCTGAGTTTGCTTCCGAAGACCACGAAGTTAATACTTAAGCCCGATGCGTCGTTTACGTAGGGTTCTAACGTAAAACCAGTAGTTGCTTTTGATACTACCGTAATGGTGTTATTTGAAGCAACAGTGCCACCAATAGTAGCAATAACTACATAAGCCACACTATCTAATGCTGTTGTAAACGTAATGGTTCTTTGACCTTCCAATGGCTCGCTGATGCTTGCGACATTATAACTTGCCGAGAAATCGTTTGCGTTTGGCGGGTCCGGGGCGGCACTAAACCCGACGACACCATAACACCTTGGGGAGAACGGGCTATACTTAAGAACGTCGGGTGTTATTGGACTTGAGGCCAGTTGCGTCTCTATAGAATCCTTTATAATTCCTGCCTCTCCATTTGCGATTTCCCGGTATCCCACACTATGCTCGGCTAACCGTGTGCTGGTAACAGCCCCGGCAGCAATCTTTGCTTCGATGACACAAGAGGAACTAAGTTCAGTTGATCCAATGGACCCTGTCGCAATCTTACCCGATGTAACCGCACTGTTTTGGATCTTTGTGGTAGATACAGAGTTGGCGAGGATTTTGGCTTCCGATACGGAGTTTGCGGCTAGTTTATCGACGGTTACCGCCCCGTACGTAATCGCACCTGTGGTCACACTTTGGATACCTGCACTTGTGTCCGCAGCGTCCTCCGTCATTTCCTGGGCGGCAAAGAGTCCTTGCTTGTAGGAGATGTCCAGATCCCCTTCACTTAAGACAGCTCCGGCTTGAAAGTTAACCAACGGAAGAACAGTGGTTGTCCGGTAGACTCTGATTGAGCTAGTTGCATAGACCAATGGATGATCCATCCACGCAGCGGCAGTCATAGTGACCGTCTTTGTATCAAGGTTTACCGTATAGCCATAACCCACTTCGGTGCCTGTAGTATCAGGTTCTAATTTTAATACCGTTTTAGCTCCGCCGGAAGCGATTGCGATAACTGTAATGTCGTCAGCACTTAATACGTCAAAACCATAGGTAATTGATTTACTGGTCGGGTCGATTGATAGATAGAAGGATAGTCCACTTGTGTCAGGCATGGGTTTTTATTGGGTTGGGATAGGGTTATTAAATTTCTCCGAAGCGGTTTGTCTCATTTGTCGTTTCTTGGTGTAGATATCCTTAACGGTCTGCACAAGTTCTGGAAACTCTGCGCTCATCTCGCGTTTGGCCTTTCGCCGGTAAGCGGAGATAACTCGGCTAATCTCTTTAATTCGGGGATCTTCATCAATAAGCTGTGATTGTCCACCCGCTTCTTTTACGGATTCTCCCAAAGCTTTAAACTTCCGTGAATTAACCAGACCTTTAAGTGATGTCCTTAAAGTTCGTTTATTAATTGTGGTGGTTGAGGTTACCTCTAGAAAGCGTTCATAGGCTTGTCTTCCATCTGCGTTATAGAACTCTCGCATATCCGTCTCTCTATTCCCAATATAGTTTGTTGATGGCATTGAGAATCCGTAAACTAATTCTTGAATAGTCTTATCAACACTGTCGTTCTTTTTACTAGAGATGTAGATAGGGTTTAGAATCCCAAGCAAACCTAAAGGGTTTTGTTTGTAGATGGCTTCACCTAGCATATCTCGTTTCACTGGGATCTTTTCGGAGGCTATAGGTAGTTTACGAAGGATTGCATCCACTACAGATCGGGACTCCCTAATTAAAACTTCACTGTCTCCGATATCTTTCATGTTGTTAATCGACATAGGAACAGCCATTCCGCTGATGACATCGCGTACAATCTTTGGTCCATAGACATCCGGCTGTTGCATAGCATTCAACACGTTATTCAATCCTCTAAGGAACGACTTATCCGTGATGTTTTCCGACATGGAGAACGCTAATGACATAAACGATTCCTCACTACCCGGTTCCAGTCTTGGATTCATAGACATGTGGTCTGCAATATCCGCAGCGATTCCAATCATAGTGGCAAAGGGATCTAGTCGTTGGTAACTCACATAAGTCGGATGATCTTCTGGTCCAATAATAAACGAGTTAGGTTGCCATCCTGTAGACTGTAGAGCTTTTAGTTCGTTCGGGTTACGAGGACCACTGCCTGTAATCTTATCTTTGTTAAGGTAAGCATAGTAAATCAGAGAAGCACTTCCGGCGGTAGCAGTTGCCATTCTTCCTTGATACTCAGCTTTCTTCATAGGACTCATTTGAGACATCGCAGCGCGTCGATCCGCAGCTTTCTTTGACAGTAAAGGTGCAATCTTATCATACGCATAACCCATGGGAGTTCTCTTTAAACCAAAGGTAAGAATCTGAGCTGGAGTGTTAACAAACGGAAGAATCAACACAAGAGGAGGAAACTTCTCTCTAGCTCTATTCACTAGTCCTACGAATTCCCCTTGATTTGGATCAGTAAAAGTAACTTCCCTTGCGTGTTGGCGGGTGTCTTCAATCAGTTTCACTGCCTCTTGGTCACGAAGAAACATGTCCTTTTTCTCTAATGTTAACCTACGAAGTTCGTTAGGAATTAACATAGGGTTATCCACGACTTGACCTGCCTTGTCCCCACTGAGGATGTTATTCCGGGCTTGTTTAGCGAGGGAGGATTGGACTGCGCTTTCGCTATACATGGCTCCATCTTCGAGAAAGGCTTTATTCACGGTGTTTGCAACCCAGGCTTCCTTCGCTTCAAGAGGTTTATTTACCCAGTCTTTATGAGTGTGGACATGATTGAAGGCCCGTTCCCGAATGTTGGACAAACCAGCAGCAGCTTTGTTCATTGAGTCGCCTCCGGCATTCATTGCGAACGGAAGGTTAAACCAAGTGTTTAGCCATCCCATAACTTTACCCATTAAAGTATCTTGGTTCACTCCGTATAGTTCTGGGTCAAGAGCATCGATATTAGATCTCTTTGATGCGTCGGTGAACGGTGAACTCGCTCCTGTAACAACATCTGACTTAGTTCCGATTCCCTTCATTCCTGCTTTAATGACCATCCGTGCGTCACCTATTGTTTGGTGAAACTTTAGTGCTTCCTTAAACACTTGCCATTGGGCTTTATTTCCTGCCAATGCCCCGACTCCCGAGCCGACAATGCGTTCCATTTTAACTAACATCCTAACCGCAAGGGGCATCCCCACGTTCAGGGTGGTAGTTGGTAGACCAGACAGAAGGTTACGTTGAAACAGACGAGTTCCCAAGTTCATGAATTTATCGAAGCCGCTCATCTGTGACATCTCGTTAATTTTCGCAATGGCTTCCAAGGGGCTATCCCCCTCCACCGCAAACATCATCTGGTTCATGAAGTTGTTAAACCCCTTTTCCTTACCCGGCTGACTGCCGATCCACTTCTTGACTGCCTTTTTAGTGGTAAACCCTTGACCGGTGTTATTAATCGCATCCGTTCTTAGTTGAATTAAATCAGCGCGGGTTTGTTTAAGGACGGCTAGACGGTTTGGTCCTGAGGTTGCAAGGATCTTTTGTCGAGCAGTCTGAGCGTTACTGAGTTCAACAAATTGTTGATCCGTTAATTTTACGATGGATTGTATTTCATTAAGAACTCTGTCAATGCCTTTATTTTCCGTCAGCATCTTTTGCGCAGATTTAATCTTCGCTTCGATGTCCTTCATCATTGGGTCTTGTTTTGACCCCGAAGGATCAAGTTTACCCTTGGACGCTTTCACCGGGTTAAATAGATCTTCTCGTAATTTTGTTAACTGCTCTTGGGCTTTAGAGATTTTTTGAGCCTTTGTTAATTTAGACTTAATAATCTTCTGAAGCATGGTTGCCGTTGTGGGAACCTTTTCCTTTGTGTCTTGAACTCGTTTTTTAGAGGCTTCTAACTTGTCTACTCGTTTCTGATAGTCCTTCGCAGATAATTTATCTACATAGTATTCTTCTTCTCGCAAGGTAATGATGTCTCCTTCTTGTTTAAAGGCATCATCGTGGTATTTAATTTTTGCTTTAAGATCCCGTATCTCTGACTTTAACTCATGCTCCACACCATCTTCTGTGGGAGCTTTCGTGTCGGTTTTAAAGGAGTCTGCATCTTGTTCGTTTACCTCAACTGATCGCTCTTGTTTCTTTTTTAACGACTTTTCAAGTGCTTCCTTTCGCTCTACCAGTGTGTCGCGGTCGCTCTTCCTAGTGGTGTTAAGTTTTGTTTGTTTCTCTTTCGCGGGGGAGGGCGTAGAAGGGTCAAGAATCTCTTCGGGTTCCTTTAACAATTCCTTAGATGTCTTATCCATCTTTTTGATTGCAATGGACGATAATGCATCAGTTAAATCATCTTCTTCTATAGCAATCTCACCCAGCTTTTTCGTAAGGTTTTCATCAAGGGTTGTAGCTTCAGATTTTATTCCAAGAGAGTTTTGAAAGAAGGAGACAAATTTACTTTGGCGATCTAATAGACCCTTGGAGAATTCGGTTCCCTGAGCTGCTTGCGTGGCTGTGTAATACTTTAAATTCCTCTTTTGTCCGATGACTTCAATTAGGATACTATCCAGAACTTCTTGATCGGGAACGTCTTTGGCTAGCTCCTTCATCCGCTGTGTTCCAAGGATGGCTACACGCTCGGCAGAGGTTTGCATCCCTAGCATGGCAATCTGTTGCGCTGCTCGGGATTGTTTCATTGCCTCTAGCTGTGGTGGTAGAAGCGCATCAAATCGTCCACCAAGAATTGCCTTATCAACTATCGTGTGATCAAGTCCAGCTTCTTTAAACATCTGTCTCATCTCAGCCGCTCTCTTCTCGGGACTGGCAGCATCCTCTGCGACTAGCTTTGGAATAAATTCATCAAAGATCCGCTGTCTTTCTTGGGAGTGTGTCGCTCCGAGAAGAGCCTCCGTAAGTCTCACTCCTGAATCCAAGGCATCCTGTCCGCTGACATTCTCAAAATCATCTGCCAGTCCGTTGGGGGTGCCATCATCCTGTAACGGTCTAGGTGATAAAGCAGGGTCGGGAAGTTTATCAGCCTCTTCATTAACCTTTTCAAAAAACTCTTGTCCTTCCGGTGTCTGTTCTCCGCTATCTACAAGTGCTTGGTTATGGTCTTCTTTAGCTTTAGTAAGTTTCCTAACTGCGGTCTCGGACCCATCAAAAGTCTTGAGAGCTTTCACAAGTTTTGCTCCAGTTAGGATTAATCCACCAACAGCACCGCCGATCAACCCGCCCTCGGCCACGTTTTTCATCCGACCTTCGAACTCCGAGTCGTCTTGGTTAGACTGTAAGTAGTCTGTTACCAGAGAAAGGTGATCTGTGTGTTCGGCTAGGAGGTCACTTAAACGAGCCTCATGTCCATCAAAGGAAACAAAGTCAGCTATAGATCCCGTCGCAACGCCTTTGAGTGTCTTGGTGGTAGCAGCACTAAACCTAAAGGCTGTCGCAGCTCGTCCTGCTTTACTTAACAAACCTACGGCAAAGCCACCTGGAATTAACCCGGCAGCAAACTGTGTGATTCCTTCAGCAAGTCCACCCACGATACCAGTGGGTCTACCAAACGCTCTCCTTTCATAGAAATCCTCATCCATGTCGAACGCATCACCTAGCGCCATATCCGCTAGACCGACTATCGACTTTCCAAATCCTTCTAATCCCGCTACTATACCAGTGCCAACGTCTTCGAAAAATCCGTTCTCCTCGTCATCATTATCATCGGGTATATCGAGGTGTTCATAGTTTGGATCAGATAGAGATCGACTCCCAATTTGCGGCTTGGAGAGTGTGGAAGTAAACGAATTTACAGTTTTAGGAAGTATATTCATGTTGGATAAAATTATTTAGTAGTGGTCTCAGGGGCTGGACTACCGAAGCCAATTTCACGGGCTAACTTAATTTGGTTGTCTCGGAATTCTTGTTTAGATAAACTGTCTTTCTCGGCTGGAAAATACAGCTTATGTAACTCATCAAGTAACTGAAATTCACCCTTAGCGGCATTACGTGCGGCGGTATAGTTATACACGTATGTTTTAGATGTTACCTTACGTGAGTAAAGAGGAGGAAGGGGGTTTCCCTGTTCATCTCTACCTGTTGGGGTGAGATCAACTGCGGCCATGTCTGAGGGGTCATAAATTCCAGAGAGGAGGGGGTGGAAGCCCGAATCATCAAGTTCGTCCACTCTCGGATTCCTCTCTGTCTTGGGTAGCTGTCCTCCATTTCTGTGCAATTCCATCGGTATTCCGATATATTGAGAGCGTTTAATAAACTCTGCTCTAATCTTCGTGGCCGTGATGAAATCCTTCTCTGAGTTTGCGTTTTGTATTTTTAACTGTTGTTCACGAGGATATGATCCAGTCCATGTGGAAGCGTAAACATTTTGAATTTCTTTTTGTCGGGTTGCCAAGGAGTTTGATTGCACGAACAATTTTTGGCTATGAGGATCAGAAGCGGTTTCGTTAAACTGATCCAAGCGCGTCTCAGATTTCTGAAACAACCCCTTAAGAACAATTCTTCCCTTCTCATCTATGAAGTCCGTGTCACCTTTCTCCACTTCTAAAGTCTTTAGCTGTTTCTGCCTTGCGACTTCTGGAGAATCTTGAGGTGTAACACCAGATCGACGCTCTAACTCATTACCGGAAACAGCGGTGAATTTGGCTTCATTACGTCTATTCAATTCCGCTAACGTCTCGTCGGCTACTTCACTAGCAACGTCTTTATAGTGATGGGCAAACCGTTCACGGTAAAACTCCTTGATGGACATAACTCCCTGTTCCTCTCCCTCAACCATACGGGGGATGTTAAACAATAGTGGCTTCCGAATATCTCTTTGCTTGTATTCCTTTATAACATCAAGACGGGATCTATCATTAGCAATACTTGCTGATTGTATGTGTTCTTTGAAAAGAATCGTATTCCATCTCGCTATTTTCTCCTCCGTGTAAGAATCATCGGTTAGTTGGAGACCGGTTACGTCTCTTCCTGCGGATCTCCATGCTTCCACTAACGCATCCGGCCTTCCATAGTTCGCCAAAAGCTCTCTCTGACCTAAGCTGTTTAGGATTCCGTCCGTCTCTGGTATAGACGCATAGAAATCTACGTCCACACCGTCACCGTATCTCACAAGTATTTCTAAAGATCGATCCGCTTCCTCTCTAATCTCTTCTCGCTCTTTTTTCCCAATCTGTCCGGTTTTATATAATTCCTCTGCTCGAACTATAGAGTCCTTAAGTTCTTGAATATTATCCTCTGTTGGACGATCCGTTTTGTTGATTAGGATATCGGATATGTTTATAAGTTCCTCCTTTGCGAACTCTTCTCCGAATGACTCATCTGTCGTCTCCTGGCGTTTCTCTTCACGATTGATCATCTGTTGAAGACTCACAATGTAGGCATTAGAGTAGCGTTTGCCATCTAGTTTAAGTTTACCACTTTTAATGTTTTCTAGGAACGTATCGACTACATTAAGATTCTCCTCAATGTTAGCTTGAATTTCTCCAAGGGAAGTGCTTTCGACTTGCTTTCGCCATTGAGGTATAGTAGTGGGGGTGATGATTCCTTTGTTTATTGCCTCATTACCTTTCTGAAGTTTACTGCTATCGCTATTGGCTATACGTTGAGCAAAATCATTTCGCTCCTTCGTTATGGTAGCTCTTGAAAAGTCCACCTCTTCCGTTGGGGTGATCTTTATAACAGGGGGTGTGATCGAAGGGTCTATAGGGTCTGCTCCTTGGACCGAAGAATCGGCGTTGATGTTACTGCTGGTTCCATCTGTGGTTATTCCAAAGACTCCTAATGGGGTTGTTTTACTTCCCTTTTGAACTTCCACGGGGACGTTGTTAAAGGTCATTTGTTCTCCCGCATCATTCGTATAAGTAACATTCTTCAGAATGATGTTTTTATTGCGTTGGCTTGGGTTTCCGGTGACACTTACAAAGTCCGTTTCTCCTGTTGCAAACGCCTCCAAAGTCGCCCCTTTACCACCGACAACCGCAGAGACGCTAGCGGGGATTTCTGGAGGAGTAACAGCAGGAACTCGCGCTAAAACCGGTTTGGTCTCTGAGCTGAGCGCTGCATCACTTGGATTTGCGATAACCTGAGCCGGTAGCATACTGTTACCCGCTGGTCCGATCTGACCGTTCTCGCTGTTATACGCAGCTACAAATTGGTCCGGGTCGTCTGGAAGCTGGCTAGGCATTTCGTCGTTGCCGTTCGTCCCGATAAACGGATCACTGCTGTTGAGAATGCTATCTCTTGCGGAAGAATCATTAAATTTACTTCTATTTTCAATCAATTTCGCATACGACTGCCCGGACAGTCCAGGAATCCTACGTAACATTTCATTGTGTAGGGCGAGTTGATGAGGTGAGTTGGCTACCATGTCTTGAACCTCTTTGGGGACGGCATCTTGATAGCGTCGTTCAATCTCTTCTACAGGATTCTCACTGTTTAAGATCTCATTCATCATGTTCGGAGAAGCGTTAGCTAACTCACTCTCTAGTTTTTGGATATGAGGGATCACCTCCATCTTCAACACCTGACGATACAGTTCTTCATCAACGCTTTCTTTTTGAAACAAGTCGTAGATAAATCCTTTGGCCTCTTCATCCCCACCATCAGCTCGGTTTTGAAGCTCGGTTTTGATCTCTTGGGGGTCCATCGCTTGGACTTTCTCAATGCCAGCCTGTTGTTGAATGTTTTTAAATTGCCCGGCAAGCTGTGGAAGTTGATTGAACGCCTTTGAGAGTTGCGTAAAGGAATTCTCTTTGGAGGTGCCTTTAACTGTGACGTTATACGCACCCCCTTGGCTGATGGTAGGCCGAAGGGAAACCTGTCCTAAATTAACAGCTACAAGTTCCCGTTGCTGTTGTGCGTAAGCTGTTTGAAGTTCTTCAGTGGTCATACAAGATTATTGATATTATGCTTTAGAGGGAAACACCTGCTGGACATTCATTGCCGTTTGTAATCCTTGTAACCCGGACTCCAGAATACTGGCTTGTTTGATTGGTTGATTGATTCGCAGTTGATTCATGCGAGAACGGATGGCTCCTTCTTCTAATTGTAAGACAGACGATTGGGCTTGTAGCTTCTGCTGTTGGGTTTCAGAGAAGGAGTATCTCGCTTGTTTAGCGGATAATGAATCTGTTAATCTGTCTAAGGACATCCCGGACACCCCGGCTTCTGTAAGAGCAATTAGACGCGCTCGGGACTTGGCCTCCATGGTCTGGACCTGTGCTGCTTCTTTGCGTTGGGAGCGCGCAATTCCTTCCTGAGACTCGCGTGTCCGTAAGGCTGTATTGGCTCGTTGCGCTCTAATTTGTTCAGCATCAGAGGCTTGTGATTGGGCTTGCTCTTGAGCGTTAGCCGCCGAGCGTTGCGCAGCGAAGGAGGAGACAGCACTAGCTATGCCCATCGAGATAGGTTCACACATAATTGTTAGGTTCTAAGGAAGGATTGATTTGAAAGGAAAGGAAGTCGGATTCGGGTTCGTCGGAGAAACTCGCACCACACCATTGAAGCCATCGGACGGTGGTGGTGTTGTGGGTGTGAACCCTGTTGACGCACGGGAGTTTGTAATGGTTAACAATAAAGGAGAGCCAGACTTTACTTGCTTTCGCAAACTCAAAGCCAGCCACCGCAAGTAACCTATCTGTGGATAACAACCATATGTAGTTGGTCTCCCCTTTGATCAGCTCTCCGATCCCAAAGCAAGCTAAGGGTTCTTTGTCGTCCTTGGCACAGATAGTCCAGGTGTGGTAGTCCTGCTTTAAGCCAAGCAAGAGCGCGTGTGTAGGGGATGATCCACTACTCCACAGACATTCCAGCTTGTCGATGTGCCGCATGTTAACACCTACCTCTTCACAATCGGACGTTCGGGTGGAACGGATGTAGACGTTATTGTATTCTAGTTGAACGGGTATGGACGTTGGATTCGAATTCACAGGCTTGAAAGTTAGAGGCAAAGGCACTTGAGTTGACTATCTTAATAACCGAATCCTTCGCTTGTGTAAAGATCGAGAACCGTAACTTCCCATCTTGTGTAAGAAGCGTGTCCGTAGAAGTGACGTTAATAACATTCGGACTGTAGGTAAAGATACGTTTGTCACGGGCAAGAGGTGTTACTTCTACTTGGAAATCCAAGGCATCAGTAAAGAACAAGGTGCCGTTCCGCAGGATCATACGAGCCAGCCCAGAAGCAACCGGTGGGTTCCCTTGCTTGAACACAGGCTCACTAAAGGTGTATTCTAGTTTGTATTGGAGTCCGGTAAAGAATGTCCTGTTGTAGGACTGAACCGA